ACTCTACCCTCTCCTTGTCCTGCCATCCGAGCAAGAGCTCCTAACATCGAGTTGAATAGAGCATAGGTTACTTGTCCTTCTTCTTCCTCATTCATATCAAGATGGGTCCAGACCGAGTTACGGAGACTATCCAATAAACCTCTACGGGCTACTTCGGATAATGAATGAGTCCCTGCTCTTAACCCGGAAAGTGTTCGAGACACTCGCCGTGCCTCCTCAAAAGCGGCAACCATCATCGGGTGTCGACGGTCCCAAGATGGAGACGCTGCCATAAACTTATCATACAACTCTTTTATCTTCCCTGTTGCCTCCCACTTGTCATCAACCGGTATCACCAACAACTGAGAAATGGTATCCGATTCCCGAAGCAACGCGTCTAGCCGTTTCAATTGCTCAGTGATCACTATATATGTATATGCGTCTATGATATCCGAAGCCTCCAATAATAAGGTCTTTGACCAATTCATTATTTTCAGATTCTCGGTAATATGGCCAACGGGGTTCTTTAATCCTGTAACGGAACCTGGCACTGCGTTTAATCGAAGTAACGTTGTCATAGACTCCCTGTCTGTACCCCCTTGTAAGAAAGTAAGCACCCGTTTGTCCGCCGGTAGAGCACCCCGAGTGGTCAGGTAGTCTTGAACCACTGGAGCCAACTTACCAAACCGAGGTAAATTCGCGAGTAACTTCACCGGTATGGTCGATAGCTCGGTACCGTCTACGAACAATCTTTTAGCGATCTCCCCTGCTGGTTTCAGTCCTTTTGCACCCACTAACGATTTTGAAAGGTTAATTGCAACACCCAGGCTTTCCATTAAAGCCCGGTACTTGAGAGCTACCTTGGTTGAGAAGATCGCAATATCATCCCCTATCATAACGTAATCTTCGAACAGACCTGTGTACCCTGCCTCCCGAGCCGCCACCTGGACTAGAACGTGATGAGTGAGGTCGAATGATGCGAACGACGATAGCGCACCCATTGGCTGTCCGACTGCATAACGCCGAGCTTTACCATCAGGAGCCCAATAGTCACGATTTGTGAGGAGGAACCGCCAATGTTTTGCGAAGTCGGCATTACCAGTCAAGATCCCAAGAGTGTATTCCTGGATCTCTACAGGTAAACGGTCAGTAGCATTCGAAAGGTCATAACAGTGTAATTCGGAATTGTCAACGGATGTCCAGTATTTCACTTTATCGGCTGCCTTGTTTTGGTCGTAAACAGCATCAGGACCCATTCTAGCAAGGAATTCTCCCATGGTCTGGTGTAATGGCCGTAATAGAGTCTGCGTCCAGTAATCTAAAAGAGCCACTATTCTCACCTTTCCACCCCACTCCTCGATAGCATGTAGTCGTCCAGTAACCGGCAATCCTCTAAGTGGCACACCCTCTGTAGTCGTGGTTCGGCC